CTGGCCAAGGATATAGGCGGGGATTGTATCCGCATCTGTTACCACGGCGAAGATGCCGAGTATATTGTAGGATGGGATAATTGCTTAACGCGCAGTGATTATGCCCTGCATGCCTTGCATCAAATCCTGTTATATATCCCCGATGGGATACGAATTGAGCTAGTGCATAACAGTGCAGCAATCAGAGACGTATTAGACGGCACATCTGATAAATGGGAAACCTTGTTCAAGTTTGCCCAACTGAATGCCACGGCGCGATGCAAAGACCATATATACACCAGCCATGCCCTGAAAGAAACCAACCCCGATGCGGTAGAAACCATGAAAGCCTTAGCGGCCATGCTCGAGTACAGCTTTGCAGCCGATAAGCAGTTAGTTCATACCACAGATTTTGAAGGCATCCTGACAAGAAGAGACCGTTTGATACAGGAAGCCGATAGAAAGGAACAAGAAGATGATGCAGATTGAATTGAGAGAGAAACCTTCCAATGCCACGCTGGTATTAACACAGGGGCAGAGCCAAGGCGAACCCGTTTTCCGCTTTGCATTGGCAGCCCATGGTAAAGATGGCACGTTTTACTTTGCAGGCCAAGACAAATCATTGGCCGATATTACATCATGGATTAAATCATTGCTGGCCGATGATGCAACAGTCATTCATAATTCCGACATGCTGCCCCTGCAGAACGAATTATTCCAGCATGCCGACGTCAACAGCGACTATCCCCTGCTATCCAACATCATTGTCTATACCCGGCGCAAACGTTTAACGAAATGGCTGACCTACAATCTGTTATCCCTGAAAACCGAAAGCGATGTGAATTTGCTGACGCCGATTTACGACGAAGAAGGCAACGAGGTATTACCGGATACCAGTCTTGAAGACCTGATAGATGTGTTTAACGATATGGTGGATAGGATTAAACGCTCTGAAGAAGCAGCCCTAGCCCGTAACCCGATATTGTCGACCTTGATGTAATATCGGGAGTTAGCAACATGTCTATCTCCCAAGAACAGATTATCCTAGCGGCTCTGTGCCGTGATAAATCCTTTACCACATTAGCTGCGCCGTTTCTTAAACCTGATTACTTTACAGACGAAGCCGACAATACGGTTTATGAAGCCATCAATGCCTACATAGCGACTTATGATGCCTTGCCATCCGAAGCGGCTTTGCTGTACGAAGTAACCAAAGGCGAAATACCGCCTGAAAAGAAGGCCGAACTTGAAAGCTATGTGGCCGATTTGTACAAGATGGATTTGCCGACGGCAGAATGGTTGAAAGACCATGCCGAGAAGTTTTGCCGTGAAAAGGCTGCCTATAATGCCATCATGACTTCTATCGCCATCTATAACGGCGACGAGAAAAAGCTGAAGCCCGAAATCATCCCCGATATGCTTAGGGATGCAGTTAATATCACGTTCGACGTATCAATCGGCCATGATTGGCTTGAAGATGCGGCTGCCCGCTATGAATACTATACAAACCCGATTGCCCGTGTTCCTTTCCAATTGGATGTCTTTAACCGTATTACAGGCGGGGGTGTGCCACGCAAAACCCTGAATATCGTGGCTGCAGGAATTAACGCTGGTAAAACAGGTTTCATGTGTAACTTAGCTGCAGGTTATGTTAAGGCTGGATACAATGTACTGTATATCACGCTCGAGATGGCCGAGGAAGAAATCAGCCGACGCATTGACGCCAACCTGCTTAACGTGCCCATGGATAGATTACCCAAGATTGGCAAAACCGAGTTTCTTAACCAGATTGATTACATCAAGCAAAAGGGATACGGCAAGCTAATCCTGAAGCAGTATGAAGCGGGTATAGGCCATTCGGGGCATTTCAGGCACATCATCCGCGAATTGAAGGCCAAGCGGAATATTGATATTGACGTAATGTTTGTTGATTACCTAGGCATTTGCGCCAGCGCATTAATCAGCCATGGTAAATCCAACAGCTATGAATATCAAAAGTTCATTGCTCAAGAACTACGCAATATCGGGATTACTCATGATATGGTGGTTTGGACAGGCGTACAGTTTAACAGGCAGGGCGCAAGAAGTACCGACAATTCGATGGAAGATGTGGCGGACTCTCACGGCGTCCCCGCAACGGCTGATTTCATGTTAGCCCTAACCCGAACCGACGAACTAGATGAAATGAATCAGGTGATGTGTAAGCAAATCAAATCCCGCTATGGCGACAAATCCGAGTTACTGCGCTTTGTGGTTGGTGTCAACCAAGCCCGCCAGCAATACTATGATGTCGAGAACCCCGCATTATCCAAACTGAAAAACGCCGAAACCAAACGGATTGAAGCCGATGCGGGGTCATTCAAGACAGGCGGAACTGCAGCGCGTTTTGCCAATTTGCTGTAAATAGGGGTATCTGTATAACCCATAAGGAATTATCATGTCTGATTACCAGTTCAAACACAAACCCCTGCATGAAAACGTATTGCGAACTGCAGGCCTGCGCAGTAAGAAGTCTGCCATGTTCGGAATGGTTCGAACCAACAAGGACGGCAGCCCTAGACCGCATCAAGGCATAGACCTAGCCGTCGACAATGGCTACAGGGTCTATGCTGTCGATGATGGCGTAATCGCCGATGTAGCCCATGGCAATGACGGCTATGGCTGGACAGTAACCCTGAAGATTAAAGATGGCCTGTATGCCTTCTATGCCCATCTATCCAGTATCAAGTGCCAAGTCGGCCAGCAGGTCAAAGCAGGCGACCGTATTGCATTAACCGGAAGCACGGGTAATGCAAAAGGTATGACTAATAAGGCCAAGGGCAGTCATCTCCACTTTGAAGTTCGAACTACAGCCAAGCCCGGCCTTGGCCTTCGTGGCAGGCTTGACCCGCTGGATTACTTCAAGCTTGACGATGATGTATAATAATCGCATTAAAGTTTTCCAACAACCCCGAAAGGGAATTTAACCATGACTCAACGTAAATCACAATCTACCCACTATGAAACCCGTATTTGCCGCGATGCGCTGAATGCCTTTGACGTGTATTGCAGCAAAATCTACAATCAGAAATCCTTGGCCAATCCGTCAGGCAACGGCATGCGCTGCGTATTGCACGGGGTCTATACCACCGACATCAACGGCACGCTGGCCAAGCTGAACAGCCGCTTGCCCAAAGGCTACGAACTGATTGTTGAGGACAAATACCGCGATGTATTCTTCAACCTGCTTTTGAAATGCACCAAGCGTACCCGCAAGCCAGTACAGGCAAAAGCTCCGGTAGCCGCCCCGAAAAGCAAGCGCGTATCGCAGCCCAAAGCCCCGGTAAAGGCCAAGGCAGCCAAGAAACCTGCTGCCAAGAAAGCGGCAAAGCCTAAAGTCAAGTAACCAGAAAGAAACCGTCAAGCCGCAAAAAGGTTTGGCGGTTTTGTTTTACCTGCGCTATAATGGCAGTCCTGATTAACCCGTTAAAGAAGTTTCCCTTATGACCCCGATACCATCCGCAGAAGCTATGCGAGAATTGGCAAAAAGCAAGGTCAGTATTGACGAGCGAACAACCAAATGGCTATATACCACCTGTGTTAAAGCTATTTGCGAGCGAGCCGATGACGGATACTTGTCTGCCACTATCCCGCTATTGCCAAATCTGAACCCCGAATTGATTAAGCAATCCCTGTCTGCCAAGGGCTATGCCGTAATTATTCAGATTGAACCCGTATACCAATTGATTGTTTCATGGAAGGAAGAAAAATGACCAACAAATACCGAGCTTTGTACAACGAAGAAGGCCGCTTTACCCCCGAAGCCGCTAAGATTATCCGGCGCTACCTGATGGCCTGCCCGTTTACAACTACCTTTGTTTTATCCAACAGGGATACCGTACCTTTCAAGGTAACAGCATCCTACCGCGACAAATCCCTTGAAATTGGCGGGCGTCGCTATGACTACAATCTGATTTGCTACGATGGTAAAGAATATGACATTATCGACCTCGAATCAGAATGCTTGATGGACGACATCCTAGAAGAAATCCGAATCGGCACTGACAATCCGCCAAGCCTGCCCTGCTTTGCAAGAAACCGCTATACGGGCGTCTTGTATTACTTCTACGAACCGCTGGGCTGCATCCATGCCACACTAGGCTGGCCGGGTATTGATTTACCGTCAATCTATGATGAACAATGGGAAATTATCCCGTTTGATAAAGTACCAAGCGCGATTGAACATGAAAATGCCCTCGTCATTGCCGGGCGAAACCGTGGCAACAGTGAATAAGATTTACCAAATCTTTACAAAAATGATATTGCATTTAAAGCAATATCCTTTTAACATATCCCCCGTGAAATGCTTATCCATAAAGGAAACTAAGAAATGCAAAACTATATCAGAACTGCTCTTGACCATATCCAAACCATGCGCCGCGTAGGACGCGACCATGCTTCGATTGCCGTTATCCCTAGCGAGTACAGTATCGGGTATATCGCTGCCCGCATTGCCTCTGCAGGTTATACCGTAGCCGTAACCAAAGCCCGTAATATCCACGTTGCGTGGTAGGAAATACCAATGATTGTAGATGCCCGCCTGATTAAATCGTTTCAGCAAAGCTGTATCGAGGATAAAGAGCGCGTTGTCGACGATAGTGTTAACGCCGAAGACTGGACTAACATGGTAGTGGCTGCCCGCATCCTGCATGCTGCCAAAACCAGTGATGTTCCTGGTTGCCGTATCGATATTCCTTACTATATTGATGACGAAGCCGTGGCTGATATTTTAACTCAATCGGGTTATTTCGTAGAACGGGATAACGAAAACCAAATGACTATTACGTGGTAAGGTAACAACATTACCCAACAACCAAATCAAGATTGAATGGTAAATCGCAGAAGCGCCATAGCGCATCATAGACAGCGATTGAGCCATAGGGTAATACCCTAGCCTACCTCAACACCTTCGTCGCAATCTGTGACCATCTGTGACCCGAGAAACGCTATATTTGAAAAAGGGAGTATGATGCAAAACGGAAAATTAAGAAATTGTTGCCCACATTGCGGGCGGGTATCTGCCCCGCATGAAAACTATTGCGCAAATTGCGGTAGTCGCTTGCGCCCGCCTGCCAAGTATTGTCTGAAGCATGGAAAGATGGGTGGGAATTATTGCGTGATTTGCGGTTCCCGATTATTAACTGAAAAGGAAATTTGAACATGGAAATCCAAGAACTTCAACAACTGAAATACGAAGACCATCCCCTGCTGTTCACTGCCAAACTGGCCAAACAGTTTACCAAGCTAGAACCCAATGCCGAGCTACCGCCCAACCTTTGGTGTCAAATGGTAGCCCTATCCAACATCAAGCAAGTAGCCTTGGCAGGCATTAACGCGATGGCCTTGACATTGCCCGCATATTACGACCCGTTGGAAATCCAAAGCATCTTCGTCGCTGCAGGCTACAAAGTAACCCTTGGCAAAGAGCGTCGCATGCTCATCCAATGGGGGCGCTTGAAAGAAAGCGTAGAAAGCATGCTGTATCCGCCACAGAAAGATGCAGATGAATACTTTGGTTAATCAGGAAGACAATCATGATACCCTATGCCAGCCAAGTTCGCTTTATCTACAAGACCAGACAAAAGCTTGATTACTTGCCTATCAGAAACAGTGAGTGGTATGTCATGGTAGCATTGGCCATTACCAAGGCAGTTAATCACAGAAAGACATTAGCCATCATTGAAGCGCCAATGGGCGTCGATGTGGTAGAAGCCAAAGAACATTTGCAGGGCGCTGGCTACCATGTATCTGTAGACGAGTACCGCGTTTTCACGATTTCATGGGCTTAAACCTTAGCAGAAACTGCCACGAAACTAAAAATCCGTGGCAGTTTTATTACTCTGGTCTCGAACCCGAAAGCTACGAAATGCTAAAACAGGCCAATCACAGGCCTAATCAATCCCATCACAAACCAGTAAAACCATAATATACCAATCTAATCAGGTAGCCTTAAAAGAAACTGCTAAGGATTTAAAGTTCCTTAGCAGTTTTATTACTATTGGCTCGAACCCGAAAGCTACGAAATGCTAAAACTTGTTCTTTCAGCCAAGCCCACATAGTTTTTCGGATACCAGTTGCCGTTGATGTTTTCGTTGAACCACCCTTCAGGCTGTTCTAGGATATTGAAGCCGAACTGGTATTTAACCTCAAGATAGTTCATATCCCGTTCTGTGGTACAAACGGCCAGTATTTCACGCTTGAAGGCATCAACGCCTTTTTCCTTGACCAAATCCTTCAGCGCCACACAAGACGACCAGTAATGCTTCCAATCTGATTCCTTGACTACCTTGGCACGTTTCCCGGCCTGTTTGCGCTTAAACCAAAATACCTTCTTGCCAAGGTAGCGCTTGCCCGTTTCAAGCTCGGTAATCAGGTAAACAAATCCGAATGCCCCTTCAGGCACAGTATCAAAAGGTTTCCCGTTAAACAGCCACGGGTTTAAGTAAGGCTTTTCCTTACCTCTTGCCATAAGGTTTCTCCACGATGGTTCGGGCTTCGCCACGGTTATCATCCAGCGTAGCCCAGTATTTGTATGAAAAGGTGACCGTCACGTTTTGCACGGCATTATTGCCATAACTCAAGTCAACGCTGGCCAGCGTTAAAGGATAGGCTTCAATCAGTTTCACGCCATAGGCGTCATTTCCTTCCCTATCCAATGCCCATATATGCACATCCGAAGTGAACTCCGAATAGAAGTTCAGGGTGTTGTCGTGGATATTAACCACGGCATTTTGCCAAATATCAAAGTAGCGCCGCGTATTGAGCGTACTGTCGGCATAGAAGGTCATTGTTACGGGGTTATACATCTGACTGTAGGGCACGCGGTAGGGCATAACCATCTGCTTGTGTTCATAGCTCTGCAGCATCCTATCCGGGAACATAGCGCTGTGACACATAATATTGATTGCGCCAGTGCCATTATACAGGCTTTGGGATTGCCTGATTCGTCCCTGTTCTGATTGGTCATTGGTAATCCTTCCCGTATTGGGCACGCCTTTCGGCAGGTTAAATTCCATCCGGTATTTGTTAGGGATGGATATACCGCGCTGCATTTCGCTGAACAGTTTCAGCACTGACATATCTGCTTTGGTCATTATTTGTATCTCCTAGCATCTTTCCAAACGGTAGAATCCGGGGCTTTCTTGAATTGCTGTGTCGGCAGGAAGGCCACTTCTTCCCAAAAGCTCGAATTTACGCGCATGATTTTGGATTGAACATGACTGGCTAGGTATCGCTTGATGCAGTGCTGAAAGAAGGGCACTTGCGACAGCCCAGACAGCATCTTGTAGGATAGGTGCATGTAAGTTCGCTTGCCGTTACCGCCTGTTCTAATGGTCTTGCTGTATTCCATCAACTTGTCAAGCAGCTTTGCCCGCAAGATAGGCGGTAGGTAATGCAGGTTAAGGCCTAGCCAGCCATCCGCATACACGTTGATGCAAACAATCAGCGGGAAGACGTCCCAGTAAGGCAGTTTCTCTTTTGTCTTGGCATCATAGACATACTGATACATACCGCCGATATACATTTTCTGACGGCTTGACACTGCCGTGGCCACATTGCGTTCATCATGACTACCGCCTGCATCACGAAGCTTGCCCAGATACCAGCGCAGGCTGCTGTCGGCACGTTTCTTCAAACGGCCTTGTCTAGTAGCAATGCGAACTTTCTTTTCAATCGCATTCTTCTCTTCCGGCGCTGCAGCCGTAGAAGCAGATTTGGGTTGCTTGGGCGCTGTTTTGGTCAACTTGGGTTTGGCCGTCTTTGCCGCTGCAGCTTTGGCAGTCTTGACAGGTTTGGTATCCTTGGCAGTCCGTAAAGGCTTAGTGTCTTTCGCTGTACGCTTTGGCTTGGTATCCTTGGCAGTCTTGGCCTTGGTTTCTTTTGGCGCAGCTTCAGGCTTGGCCTTGGCAGCCTTCTCGGCTTCCTTGGCCTTTTTGGATTTAATCGGGGCAACCCGTTTCAGCTTGGGCTTTTCCGGTTCTTTAACCGCTTTCGGCTTAGGCTGTGGCAAATCCATCCGCTTCAGCTTCACATGCGGTTTGGCCTTATTGGGCTGCTTCAGCTTGATTTTCAGCTTTGGCTTCTTCACGCCTGCTACTTCATCTTCAATATCTGCCATATCATTAACATTCTATCTAAAATCCTAGAATTTCTAGGATTGTTGGTAACTGTTTGTGGGATAAGGAGTTCTGTTCAACGGGGTATCGGTTGATTGTTGAGGGTGCAACCCATCCCATCATCAACAATCATTAACATATTTCACGAATCTTGCATCCCCACTATCTATCTGATATTTAAATACTGTTAGATAGACCCTTATAGGATACTACCGATGGCAGTCAATCCATTTTTTGACAGACTGGAAGCGCATAATGAACAAGCGCTATTTGCCGACCTAGTCGACGAAGACATCCAAATCAGCGGCTTTGACGTAACCTACATCCACCGCAGTGAGTTTGCAGTCGACGAAATCTTTACCGAAGCCAAGGCATCCAAGTTCAAAGACTCTTTTGTCATTGAAGCCAGTATTAGCGATAACGTAACAGGCTGGCAGGGCACAAACGAGTTCATGAATCAGTTTGGCCTGAATATCGACAATACGGGCAGCATCAAAATCTCCCAACGCCGCTGGCAGGAAGCACAGGCCGAACGGGCATCCCAAGGCCTGAAGGTATTGGAGCGCCCGCTGGAAGGCGACTTGGTTTACTTTGGCTATGGCCACGCCACCTTTACCAATAACCTGTTCATCATCAACCACGTTGATTTTGCAGATACCAACTGGCAGCATGGCCGGGCTTTCCTGTATCGCCTGCAGGTAACCAACTACACGCCGAACTATAACGAGAAAATCGAAACGCCTATATTTGACAGTATCCCCGAGCTTACAGAACAGTTTGCCGCGATGGATTACTACAATGATTTGGCTACGCAGAACCAAGAAGTCCAAGACAAGGCTGACACCCTTGTTAAGTTCGACGAGAAGAATCCGTTTGGAGGAACCTAATGCACACCGCCTTAACAACCCCTTTCTATCACGAGACAATCAAGCGGGTAGTCGTGATATTTGGCACAGTTTTCAACAGCCTGCATGTAGTCGATGATTTCAATCAAACCCGCAAAGTGCCGCTGTACTATGCCAGCCGCGACAAGTTCGTCAACTTCCAACAAGAGCGCCCCGACCTGTATAACATCAAGACAGAGCAATCCCTGCCTAGGATGGCGTATTACATGACTGGCATTGTCTATGCCCCGCAAAGGATGACTGACAAGCGGCAGCGCTTGGAAAGTCACGATACCAAGACCGTTCAGTTTAACCGCGTGCCCTATGACTTTACCTTTGAGCTTTATGTAAAGACCCTGCGCTTTGAAGAAAGCCTGAAGGTAGTCGAACAAATCCTGCCATTGTTTAAGCCCAGTTTTAACGTAACAGCCGATGATGTCGACGGCATGGGATTCCGCAATGACTACACCATCACGCTCAACAGTTCAGGCTATGAAGATACATGGGAAGGTGAATACAGCCAACCCCGCTCGGTATTGTGGACACTATCCTTTACCGTGCAAGGCTACCTGTACAGCCCGAATGAAACGGCCAACCGCATTAAGGAAACCATCCTGCATCTTGGCGCGTCTGATTACAGCAAAATCTACGAAACCATGACAGCTGAAGTTATCCCAAGGGAAGCCAACAAGACTGACCCCCACAGGATTGAAGAACATATTATCAAGGTAGACACAGATGAGTAACTACGTCGACCCCATTTCCAAATCGCTAAACGCGGCCACGCCGATTGCCCCGCCCGCCCCGGCAGTGAAAGAGCATACTGAAGAAGCGGATTTCATGAGAAAGGTTCAGGCCTTCCGCAATCAGATGGCCACCAATGCCACACTCGATTACAAGGATGCCCGCCACAATATCCGCCTGCTTATACAGGGCGCAATGGATGCCTTCCCGGATGTAGTGGGCGCAGTCGAAGAAACAAGAAGCGACAAGGCCATTATCGCGCTTAACGGCTTCTTGAAGACTGTAACAGAGATGAATCAGCTCCTAGTATCCCTGAACGCATCCGTAACCAAAGAACAGAGAACCACGCAGCAGCCTAATATCCAAGCGCAGACGGCCAACGTTGTTATCCAAGCCGATACATCCGATGCCTATCAGGCTGCCGTGGAAAGTCCCCAAAGTAGATTTAATATAGACAATGATGATTAAAGACGGCCAAATCGACAAGAAAAACCTGTGTTACATGAACCAGCGCAATTTGAAACGCGCAGGGGTATTGATACCGCTTACTAAGGCACAGGATACCGAACTTAAGAAATGCGCTAAAGACATCCTGTACTTTGTCGCCAACTATGTGAAAATCCTAGACTTGGATGGCGGGTTTACCTTATTCAAGATGCGGGATTATCAGAAAGAGTTTATTTCTACCTGCTACAGCAACCGCTTTGTGATTTCCATGATGGCTAGGCAGATGGGCAAGACCACGACAGTCGTGGCCTACCTGCTCCACCAAGCCTTAACCCGTAGGGATATACGCATTGCCATCCTATCCAACAAAGCCGATTCGAGCCTTGACGTAATCGACAGGCTGAAACGCGCCTACGAAGCCTTGCCGTGGTATATGCAGGTTGGTGTGAAAGAGTGGAACAAGTATAGTGTCGAATTGGGTAATGGCGCGAAGATTGTTGCCGCTGCCACTTCCTCTTCATCTATCCGTGGCCGTAGTTTCCATATTGTTTACTTGGATGAGTTTGCCCACGTTGAAAATGATGTGGCCTTCTATACTTCAACCTATCCAGTGATTTCATCCGGTAAAACCACGCAGGTTATCATTACCAGTACGCCGAACGGCATGAACCTGTTCTACAAACTGTGGGTTGAAGCCGAAGAGAAACGCAATAAGTTTATCCCGCTGCTTTACGATTACACGCATAATCCCAACTACGACGAAGAATGGCTGGCCGACACGAAATCCAATATGACGCCGCAAGAGTTCGCACAGGAATTTGAATGCGCCTTCTTGGGTTCGGCTGCCACGCTGTTATCTGGTCCAACCTTGCGCAGATTGGCCATTAAAACGCCGCTGCCCGAATTTACTTCAGACAAGATTAGCGTGTACGAAGAACCCAAGCCCGACCATGTCTATGTGGCCATTGCCGATGTGGCTGAAGGCACAGGTAATGACAGCAGCGTGGTATCAGTCTTCGATGTTACCGCTATGCCCTACAGGCACGTGGCCGTTTACCGCAATAACCTGATAACCCCGCTGCCATTCGCTGACGAGGTCTTCAAGATTGCCAATGCCTACAATGGCGCATGGCTGGCCGTTGAAACCAACAGCATAGGCAACGGCGTGGCACAGACCCTATGGATGGATTACGAGTACGAAAACCTGATTTGCTATGACGCCACAAAAGGCGATATACGCTTCAGCCCGCAGAACTTGGGAATCCGTACTACCAAGAAAACGAAGTCTATAGGCTGCAGCAATCTGAAGACGCTTATGGAAACACAGTGCCTGATAACCAATGATGCCGCTGCCATTACAGAACTGACTACCTTTGTGAAGAAGGGGAGAAGTTACCAAGCAGACAACAATAAGCACGACGATGTTGTGATGACGCTGGTATTGTTTGCCTTGCTGACGACCACGCCCTACTTCAGAGACAGCTTTAACGATGCACCAAAGGCCATACGCAATCTAAGCGCTCAAGCGATGGATGAAGAACCACTGTTTATGTTTGTGGTCAACGGGATTGACCAAGACGATACTTGGAATGATTCTTCTGGCGTGTATTACGTTTGATACGCGCCAATGCGAAAACGCCCCGAAAAGGGCGTTTTTTGTTTGAGGCAGGCTAGGGTATTACCCTATATCGTCGTCGCAATCTGTGGCGATTGTGAAGCGACTGTGGGGCATTAGAAGAAATCGGCTACTGTATCACATGCTTTGTCTTGGTATTGATGGGTATCGATTAAGTTTAACCCAATCCATGTGCTTGTGATAAAGATAGGCCTTGGCATGATGCGTGGTTTTGAATGGAGAAATAATGTAGCGCAAAGCGGGGAATGTAGATTTAACCGCCTTCACAAAAGCCTTGATGATTTCATCCGAATCTGACAGGTTGAGCTTGGGATTGGCAATAGCCAGCGAATCGCTACGAAAACAGCCAAGGCTGAAAATGTGATAATTATTGGCTATCATGTAGTCAATCATCATGGCCATAATCAATTGGTCTTTTACGACAGACTCGCTTGTAGGCGAATCATATTCGCATTTACCCGCATACGCGATTTTATGGCTTATCAACTTCAGCCCGGTTTTATCTGCAAATTGTTCTGCCACCATCTGTTCTACCGGATACGATGCATTAAACCCCTTGGCACGGTATAACTGACAGGCAATATGGTTGTCGATAAAATAGGCAGCCGTGGCAGCACTATCTTTACCGCCGCTGAAACCAAGGATAACGGTTTTATCTGTCGACGATAATTCGACGTCTGGCAGTTAAATACAGTAATCTTTCTCGCATAGCGGCTGTCCACAGGCAGAATAGATTAAGTCTAGGTATTCATCCCATGATGTATTAGGCACTTTCAGCTTCGTAGGAAACGGCATAACAGACAATTCTTGATACAAATAAAGCATGTAATCTGTATATGCGCCGTAGCCATAACTCTGCGGTTTAACGGTAATCACTTGAAATCCCCTGTGTGGAAAAATGAGCTATTCTAACATAATCAATAAATAACTTATAGCTAATTTCCAAATCCGATTTAATTTACCGAGGACAAAAAACCATGAGTAGAGCACCGGGTGTTTTAATCCGCGAAATCGACCTTACTGGCAGCGTGCCTGCCGTCGGCACTTCCGCCGGGGCAACTGTAGGCGACTTCACTTGGGGCGCAGCCTTCCAGCGCGTGCGCGTATCTGATGACAACGAACTGGCTGCCACTTTCGGCAAGCCTACCGACCGCAATTATGTGTCTTGGCTGTCGGCTAAATCCTTCTTGGCCTACACGGGCATGCTGTACATTGTGCGCGTGGTAGATAGCACTGCCAAAAATGCCACTGGCGACGGCGCAGGCTTGCTGATTAAAAACCAACAGGAGTTCAACGCTGTGAACGACGACACCGGCACTCACGCTGCCAAGCTGTTTGCTGCCCGTTATGCAGGCGCTTTGGGTAACAGTATCGCCATTTCCATTGCCGATGCCAAAAACTTTGAGAAATGGGAATACGCCGACGAGTTCGACGCTGCCCCTGCTACTTCAGAACACGCCGCATCCGTAGGCGCGAAGTATGATGAAGTACACGTTGTCGTTATCGACAAGCTTGGCCTGTTCACCGGCGTGGTTGGCGCAATCTTGGAAACTTACCCCTTCCTATCCAAAGCCCGCGATGCCAAAGGCCTTGACGGCGCTCCCATCTACTATGCCGCTGTACTGAACGAACAATCCAAATACGTTTACTTCTTCGGCCATCCGATTATTGCCAACTACCACGATAACACCGGTGATTACACCGATGCTACCGACGCATGGGGCAGCAAACTGGTAGTCAACGGCGAAGCCAAAAAGTTTAAAGTCTTGAAGAAACAGGATGACGATAACCACCACGGCTATTACACCAAATTGGAAGGCGGTAATGACGGCGGTATCCCGGATGCACAAGAAATCATCCAAGGCTGGAATGAATTCAAATCTACCGAGGAAATCGACGTAGGCATCCTGATTACAGGCAATGCAGGCGGTAAGACTTCGCACAAAACCGTTTGCCAGCACGTGATTGACAATATCTGCGAGCGCCGCAAAGATTGCGTGGTAACTATCAGCCCGCAGCTCGAAGATGTGTTGAACAAAACCCAATCCGATGCTACCGACAAGATTGTGGCAACCCGTAACGGCCTGAACCGCTCTTCCAACTATGCCATCTTTGACAGCGGTTGGAAAATGATGTATGACGTGCATAACGACAAATATCGTTGGGTTCCGCTGAATGCCGATATTGCCGGGCTGATGGCTTTGACGGAGAATCAGTACGACGCTTGGTGGTCGCCTGCTGGTTACAATCGCGGCAAACTGCGCAATGTGGTTTCGCTGGCCTTCAATCCTTCGGAAGACAGCCGCACCGTATTGTACAAAAACCAAGTCAACAGCGTGGTTACATTTACCAACGACGGGACTATCCTGTACGGCGATAAAACCATGCAGGCTAAAACTTCGGCTTTCCAGTACATCAACGTTCGACGCCTGTTCATCACTTTGGAAAAAGCGATTGGCAAGGCCAGTAAGTATCAGTTGTTTGAGTTCAATGATGAGGTGACAAGGTCTGGTTTTAAAAATATGATAGAGCCTTACTTGCGCGAAGTTAAAGGCCGACGAGGTATCTATGACTACAGGGTTGACCTATCAGGGAATACCCCTGAAGTGATTGACCGTGGCGAGTTTGTAGCAAGTATTTTTGTAAAACCAGCGCGTTCTATCAACTGGATAATTCTCAATATGATAGCCGTTAGAACTGGGGTTGAGTTCAGCGAAGTTGTTGGCAAATCCTATTAAAATGTAGTAAAATGAAAAGTGCTGGCGGATTGCCAGCACTTTTTGATATTGTTATGAAACCGGATATTTAATTTTGTTATAGTAAAACTGGTAACT